AAACGAAAATGACAGCATACTAAGGCTGTCATTCGTGAAATATCAGATGTGTCGTTAGAAACAGAATAGGCAGCTATTTTTTTTTAAAATCATCCTTCATGACTTCGATCATAGCCAAACACCTTGTTGCCATTCCTAACCTGTACTTGTCACAATCGTTAGATGTTGAATAGGTACGTGGATCAGATTCTTCTTTCAGTGTCAGTACTGACCTTAATTCATCTGAAGCAACGAACATCATGTTTGCAGTGATTTTGTCCATGACCGATAATTTCTGAATGTATGATGGTTCTTTGAGGAAACCGATAACACGTTCATTGGTCACTGGCTCAATGCTTACATAAACATGAACTTTAGGAACTTCGTATTTCTTTGCATACTCCAATGCCTGTTCCGTTAAGGCTTGGGTTTCTTCTTCTGTTAATTGTTCTGGTAACATTTTACTGAGGTTTTAAACTGAGTAGGGTGCTGTTCTTATGGGAAACACCCACCTCAGTAGTTTATCTTTCAATACTGGCAATAATAAGCGGAATTTTTACAGTCAACTTGGTGTCACCTTCCTTGGCAGTGAAAGGGTCTTCCATGAACTCAACTGCTCTCAGAACGTCAGACGTTGCATCTGCTACTGAATTTCCATAAACAACCGGAATGTCAAACCATCCGATTGAAAGAGGATCACGTGAAGGACTTGCTGCAATTACCTTTTTCCATTCGTCAAGGTAAATTTCAATCGAACCATCGTATTCTTCCCGACCATAACCACGACTGACAGGTTTTTGCCCTGCACCGTAGTTATTTGTTTTAGCCTGTTTGCGGTTGTATTCAATTGAAACAATCCCAATCACCGGTACACCGAACAGTACAAAGTTGATACTTGACCAACTGTACGCTACTCCATTTATCAAGGGTGCATTCATCGTTTTTTATTTAAAAGAGATTGGTACTTGAATATTTCGTGCAATGCCATTTTCATTCAATTGCACGTTGACAATCAAAAGGCTGGAAGTGGTTACGTTCTGGCTTGGATCAATGTAAACATCTTCTTTTACAACTTCGCCTAAATCCTGTTCCCTTGCCATTTGGAACAATGGTTTCAAAGCCTGAGTTTCCAAGAAGGCAACTGTTGTAGCTGCAAGTGTACCATCACTGTTCTTCAATAACTTACTTTTTAGGTAAGGAATCAAGGCAACATAGATACCCCTGATTGCTTTATCAATTACCCTGTTGTCATTGATGTAAGCATAATCAGAAGCCAGACTGATAGCTGTGTGGTTCTCATTGAAATAAGTTCCAGCATAGCCTACATAGTTCTGACCAAAGATGTGACGTTTGGTGTCGATTGCATCTAAAGCTGAATCTGTCAAAGAACTTAAAAGTTGACCATTGGCAAAGGCCGGAACATCATTCTCAACACCATTGCTGATATTGAATTTTGCTGGCTGTCCGAAGTCTTCAGATACAGCACTCAACGAAAGCATACCTAAAGCGATACCAAGTTGAGTAACAGATTTTCCGGTTGACAGGAATAACAATGCACCCAAAGCTGCACCGTCTTGTCCGATAATGGAACTTACCTTGTTTGCACTCAGCAGGGCCAAATCAGCAACAGATGTAATTGCAGCCATTTCCTTCAGGTCAGCAGCATATAAAGCTGACAAAGGTTTGTGCATGGCATCATTGTACGTCTTGATAATTCCGTCAATTGCAGTCAAGTCAGCAGCAGCGTATGCAGCCGAATCTTTGAAGATACCTACTTGCCTGATTGAGCCGTTTGCTGCGTTTTGAAGCAGTGTAATCTCTCCAAAGGTATAAGTAGTAGGAACAGGGAAAAAACCGACCCATAGGTTGCTGTTTGGGTTTCCTCTGAAGTATTCAGCAATGTGATAATGCCATACTGCAAGTTTCGATCCTACACCGCTTGTGAATTGCGTAATCGTACCGGCAAGTGTAGCACCGGCAGAATATGTTGCTACAAGTGGCGTACCAGTGTTCAGTGCAATTCCCATTCCAGCCTTGGCAGTAATTGCTACCGATCCGGCAGTATTCACAGCGGTGTAGCCGTGACTTCTGGTTTCAGCATTAATCATAGCTTCAATAGCTTCACCGACGGCTGTTACATCAACATCACCGGCAACCTTGGTATATGTACCTAAATCGGCAATATTACCAAGTGGTTCGGTCACCTTTAAATTCACAGTGTCACCATCTGTTCCTTCTTCGGTCACAAGGTAGATTCCTGCTGCTTTGGTTTCATCAGAATAGTCATTAAGTATTCCGGCATTTTCGGCATCTACAATGGAAAACATTTCAAGAATATTTGCCGATGTAGTGAAACCAGAAGGCAACGAGTCAGTAAAAAAGATCAAACCGGACACATAATCTTGTCCGGCTGCTGTTCTTTTACTTGCTCCCTGCCCTTTAATGAATGTAATATCGCCTCTCATTTATTTATGGTTTTTTCACCTTTTTGGGTGATGGTTGAGATTCTTTAATTACTTCTTCAATAACTTGTTGTTCAACCTGAATGTCTTCAATCTGTATATCTTCCACTTCAAGGTCTTCAACATTAGTTTCGTCTTCGTTCGAACCGGTCAAGTCTTCATCTTCATCTGCATCAAGTGCAGCCTGAATTTCTGCTTCTACCTGTTCACGTGTGATTTCTTCGCCACCATTTGCTGAGTGTAGATGAAACTCACCGTCTTTTGTTACCCATATTGTTTTTACGTGGGGTAAGGCTCCGAAAACTTCTTTAGGATCGTGCTTCATTACTGTATGACTCTACTGACTTCAACCCATTTCGCACCATCAAAGATAAGAGTGATAACACCCCTGACTTTCGAACTTAGCGTTGCCTTACCAGCATTGATCCACTTATCACCTGTAAATTTCAGGAAAGGTGTACCGGATGCTGCTGTGAGTAGAATTGTCATTTTATCGCCAAAAGCTGCCAAGGTTACTACTGGCTGACCGATGGTTAATGAATCCAGCAAGGTGACCTTGTAAATGGTTTCATAAGCACGTGTCTTCACGATGGTAGTATCTGCACCGGCTACATCAACAATAGCTGCATAGCGGTACGTTAGCACCCTGCCGGTATTGTCTGAGTTAGGAGTGATCCCGAATCTTGGCGAAGTGCTTTGTGCAAGTCCGGTGAGCATGATAGCCATTAAAAACAGAAGCGAAAATATCTTTTTCATGATTCTAATTTATAAGTGATTACTAAAAAGTACTTCTTACAATACCTATTTTTCTTAATCAATCGACCAGAAGTTTACACTTCAAAGTCACCGGCAACCAAGGTTGTGAACAGGAACACTTCTTCAGAGAAACCGTACTGAGTGTCGTATTTCATCAAACCTTTCAAGAAGAAAAGTTCCGAATTGTTCTGCAATCTCATTAACTGAAGATTGTTGTCTTCGGTTGAGTTCATACCAACGTACAAGTTGGAACTTACATCATCCAGACCTTCACAGAACAAAATGGTATCATCAGGGAAACCGGCTAACGGCACAATTTCATAACCCTTGAATTTATTGATACCCTGTTCGGTAGTATTCACACCTTTAAACGTTAATGAAGTCGTTAAGAAAGTATGATAAATCTGTTCCGTATTGATTGAAACAAAAAACTTCAGTCTGGTGTAACGGTTCGGACGGCTCAACAGTGCTTTCTTATTGGTAGCTGCCAGAACCAAAAGAGCGTTCATAGCATCAACAACATTGTAAACAGAAACACTTGATGCAGCAGCAGTCAATGGAAGCGGTGAAGCAACTTTCTTGACAGCAGTATCAGAAACCATCTTTTTCAAGAACCCATCAAAGAAGCAAATCTGACCATTACCGGCTGTTCCGGCCTGTGCAGTGTAGTCAGTTGATCCCATCCACAAACCGATTTCAATCTGTTCGAAGGTACGATTCAACCCGATCTGCATCATGTAATTTTCAGCAGTCGTTGGTAACTCACGTGCAAGCAAGGTTGGGCTCAACTGTTCTGCCAACCAGTGCTGTTCATAGTCACGTGGGTTGAACTCAGTGTAAACCATCAAATCAAGCGGTGTCAGGGTACGGCCTGTTACAGTGAAAGTACCTGATCCGGTTGGAGTAGCTGCACGTGTTTGCAGCGGATTTGCGAAGTCGATACGACCAATGGTATGAGTTTTCTTGATACCATCCTGTACATAAACTGCACCTTTCTGAACGGTGTCCATTCCGAAGGTTGCTGGAAGCCAAAAATAGGAAGCGAACGTTCCTGCATAACTGGTGTCTGTAATAGTCAACATTTTGTATGTATTTAAAGATTATTAATTTACGGTTCAGAATTACAATTTACCTTCCCTGCGAAGTTTGTTCTTAACAGCCAGTGCCATTGCAGTAGTTGGAAGTTCACCTTTTTCAAGGGTTACAGGAGCATCTTCGACTTTCACAGCAAGTTTATTGAGTGGCAAGTCTTCAATCATAGCTTTCGTTCCTTCGAAGTCAACTTTTGCAAGGTTTGTCCATTTCAGGATAACGGTAGCTTCGTTTTTGATACGTCCGGCAGTGGCATAGCCTTCAACCATATTTTTTGCCATTTCAGCCTTGGTTGCTTCTTCAGCAGTCAATTTGTCCTGAACCATAGCATCCAACTGAGCCTTGGTAGCTTCGTAGTCAGCTTTCAGCTTGTCAGCTTCGGCCTGTTTCTTTTCATACTGAGCCTTCATTTTAGCAAGTTCCCCTGCATCTTCTTTGGCTTTGTCCTGTGCATCCTGAATAGCTTTTTCCTTTGCGGATTCAGCAAGGGTTGCACGATTTTCAATTGCATCAATGGCCTTTACAACATCATCTGCCGGTGCAGAATCATTGAGCCTTAACCGCATAGTAACTTTCGTGAAATTTTCCATTTTATTACTTTTAAAAGTGTTGGTGTTCAATATTGAGTTTAAAACTAAATTGCATTCTTGGTGAAATTCTACCTGATCAGCTATTTTCCTGAGATATTTGGTATTCTCCTTGGAACTTACATCAACCTGATCACATAATTTCAAACGTTCAGCTTCACTGGCTGAAATGTAGGTTGTTCGATTCATCATGCTGGTAACTTCAGCTTCAGACATTCCACAACGTTGTTCAATCATCGTGATTAAACTGCCTTTCATCGTACTCAGTATATCCAGATTTTGCGTTCCAAAAGGATTATGGTACATCAGCCAAGAGTAGTCTGTCATGATTCTTTTACGACCGGCCTGAAAGATAACTGCTGCGATTGAAGCAACACCGCCCACAGCGTATGTGTCAACTGGTGTTTTACTTTTCAGGATTGCAGAATAGATGTTATACCCATCCATCACAACGCCACCATAAGAATTGATCCAAACTTGGATTCTTTTCTTTCCCATGTTGTCCAGTTGCATAAGTTCATACTGGAAAATACTTCCATCAATTCCCATTCCGTCACCTGAAATGATGTTTCCCTTTTCATCAACACTGTCAGCATCATATCCTATGTGCTTGTTAATGAGTAAAATGGGTTCTTCTGCCGATGAGTCTATACAGTAAATCATGGACTAAAAATAAGAATGAATTTTATCACCTACAAATTTCATCTCATTTATGGCACACATTTCTATTTTGAGAAAATAAAAAACGGCAAGGAGTTCACCCCTGCCGTTACCTAATCAACCAACTAATTACCCCGAAAACCTAATTTTATTTACCGAATTTCAAGATCATTTCCCTTTCCGAAACCGGCATTGCATTGAATTTATCTCTCAAAGCATCAGCAACAATTCTGCTTTCACTTTGGTCTGTGTAGCTGGCATAAGACTTGACAAGTTTTGCATAATAAGGAGAAACATAACCCACAAGCCTACCTGATGTTTTGTGGTCATTCTGTGACCGTTCATTTTGCAATTTTTCGCCTTTCATGCTTCAGCTTTTATTGTCTTGTAATATTCAATTAGCAAGGTTTTACCTGTGTAGATGATTTCCTTTCTAATCTCAACTGTGTCAAGAAAAAACTCTTTTTCAACAGCTTCTTCTCCATAATTATTGAACACCCATTTCTTTAGGATCGACCAATAGGCTGGACTTAAAATAATGGCCTTGATCGGTCTTCCGTATTTACGTTCATGGATGATACAGGCTGCACACATATCAATTGCAATATTGTGCTGTGATTGGTAATTTTCTAAATCTAAAACTGGTACGTGCTTTTTCATTTTGCGAAGATTATATAGTCAAAACTAATATTTTGAGCGTAAGTTGTGCTTTCACTCATTCTGATTACAAAACCGGTAGATGTTCTTGTCTTCAGAATCCATTGCATTTTCACATCATTCAGTGGATTTCCCAAACTGATAACTGTTCCAACTACAATGTACTGATCTGTGGTGAGTGGTGCAGCAAAGGTAAAACTTACGTCAAGGCCACCGTCAGGAATATTCCCGATGTTTACTGATCCGGCTGTCAATACTCTGTTCAAACCGTTCGCTCCGGGAATTACGTAGTTTGGATATGAGCCTGTAACGCCTTCACCGGTTAAAGATACTTGCTGTGGAACTACCAAATTAAGGACTACTTTTGATTCATAATTGAAGCTACTGGAAGTGCCATTTGCAATTTTCATCTTCCGTATGTTATGAATGTTGACAACTGAAGTATCAG